CACCTGGGGCGCCAACTGCTAGGTAATTAAAATCAGTACTCAATGCAATTGAATATCCAAATTGTGCTCCAACGGCTTGGAAGGTTGACGACGATACTAATGCAACCCCTGGAGTTATTCCAGATGGAAGATTATAAAATACTTGTACTGTTCCACTGTTTGCATGATACGGTGCGCCGATAGCAATTACACTAGCATCATCTGACCCTGCAATAGCGTAACCCCACTGACTGTTAGATGTCAATGTTACGCTAGGTTGAACTGTGCTGATATAAGTTGCTGTCACCGTAGCAGTTGTACCATTAATTGCATAAGCATGAACAACACCATCGGTGTCCATAGGAGCACCAACTAATGTAAATTTAGTTGCAGTATTTCTTTGAACAAATAAACTTGAACCGAACTGTGCAGTAGATGATCCTGGATTTGTAAGCCACATTTGTAATTTTTCATTAAAAATTGTGTCAATGCTACTAATTCTTACAGTACCACTATTGTTATATGATCCCGGTGCACCTGCAAACATTAAACCATAAAGTGATCCATGGAATTTCATGTCATCATAAAATACTGAATAGCCCAATTGATTATTGTTACCTGGGGTCAACGATGGTTGATAAATTGTTATAGGTATCAATGCATTATTGGTAGACTGATATAGACCAGCACCGCCAGTATATGCACCTGTAGTTCCAAATTTAGGCGATCCAATTAAAACATAAGACTGACCTTTAGGTTTGTGAATACTAAATCCAAACCCTTCATCTACTGGCGTCGACAATTCTGAAGTTACAGTAGTAGTGTAATTCAAAACTTTTTCGTAAACTGCCCAACCATTGTTGTCAGTGTTGTTACCAGAATCTACCCAAATAAACGAACCGTTCTTATATTTGTAAAGTTTTTGGTCAGAGGGTAACTGGTCAAATGTCGGGAATCTAGATGATTCAAATGTAAACAAGAACCCTGGTGATGCAGGATTAGGGAAATCAATAGATGACAGGGTGCTTGGAACAGTAAACTCTGTACTAGATGGCACACTTGTAATTTGATAGATTCCGTCTACTTCTGAATTAAAATCTACAATAGATATAATTTGTGTTGCAGATAATCCGTGAGGTACGGATGTAGTAAATGTTATCGCACTGTATGGTTGAGATGCATTTACATCAATAATACTAGCTGAGTGGAAAGTATATCGTAAAACGTCCCAGCTACCATTAGGGGTGAATCCTAACCAAATAGTAGTTCCGTCATTGATAATTCCGTTATTAGCAATGTCTAACAAACTATTTTGGTTGTAAGCAGTAGCATTAACATCATCAATTCTAACATACCCTGCGTGAATTAATTTAAATGCATCATTGCTTGAACTGGTAGTAGCAATACTAGGCAAAGATCCTGCACCTATTGCCAAATCACTAGGGGTTATATAATAAATTAAATCATCATTAGTTACTTGATCTGGAGTTACAAATGTGACAATTTGTGGATTTTCTTTAAATGTTCCTTCATGCAATGGCGCTTCATATTCGTTGTATGTAGTGAAACTTCCATATTGTCCAACTCGGAATGCCCATTCTTCTCTATATCCAACAACACTACCTAAATTATTTAATGATGCTTTAGATAGTTTTGCAATGGCGTTTGATGTACCTTTGTCCTTGATATATCCTTGATAAAATTTGTATTGGCTGATAGGATCAGTAAACACATTGTTTAGATATGTTCTAGGAATGTAACCAATTAAATTTTGTGCGGCTTGCTGTTGCCCTAAGTCAAAGTTATCAATATCTAAACTGTAAAAATCGTTGAACTGTCCAATCTTATAATCAAAGTTAGGCAACAATCCTGCTACAGGTTGAGTTCCTAAATTATTCCATTTGGTAAAGTCAAATGTGGAACTGCTATTGATATTTTTCTTGGCACTGTAATATAATCCATTATATTTTACAATGCTACTAGCAAGGTAATTGGTATATGGGGTCCAATTTACAGCCAACGCTTCATCATACACAAAGCCTGGTGCAAAGAAATCACCGTTCCATTTAGAAGTTCTAAATCCTACTAGTTTCATTCTTTCTTGGCGTTCGCCTGTTTGAATATCATAAATTACATCACCAAAAATGTCAGTATTGTCAAACACAATAGCATGTTCTTTTTGTATGCAATTCAACTGTGCAAAATATATTCCTTCAGTAGTGTTAATCGTGTTGATTGTGAATACACCATTTTGTCTTGCAACAAATAAATTGTTCTTAGGGAAAGGTGTACCATCAGCACGAGCAATACTGTAGTTGTAAAAACTATTAAAAATGTTATCAACTACAGCATTATTTTTTTGGAATTTAATTTGGTCTGCAAACGGACTGATGGAAATAACATTGTTAGTATCCCAATTTTGAGTTGTCCAGTATAAAAATTCTTTAGCACTTAGGCCCCAATCATTAACAACCCCAAGATCTTGATTGAATTGATCAAACACAAATCCCTGATCAGATAACCATGCGCCATAGCCCACAATCATATCATACAGGGCTTGTACAGATGTAAATGTAGTACCATAAGGAACTTTTACAATAGTCTTATCAAATACATCAGCTAACTGTACCGTAGCACCACCAGTAGTCGGCAAAGTATCTAATATCTGATAAAGTGTGCTGTCAAATACAGCTTCGGCTTGATGAGAAACTAGGACTCTATAATAATTTGAACCGTACTGTACTATTTGACCCTTTTGATAGAAGCTAGTTGTCGGTGCAGATCTAGCAGTAGTAGTTTGACTCAGTGATAATCCATTAGCACCAGTCGAACTATATGGTTGCCATGTCACATATTGTGCTGTAACTCCACCAACTGTTATAGATGGAGTTGCTCTGTTTCTAACAGGTTTGTAGTAATTAAAATATGGTGTTGTTCTATCGTAACCTCTTACAACAAAATTGCCGTTAACTCGTTGAATGATAATTCCAGAAATGCCAACCGTTGTAATTGGATTACTAGAATTTAAAATTAAATTATAACTTTCATTTGGAAGTATTGCACCTGGTGCAGGTGTTGTAGGCTCATAAGCATCAATAATAATTTGTAAAGTATTTTTGTTTATGAATCCGCCAACCTTATGGAACAAATTAAAATCTGCATACTGCAAATCTTGACGCAATTCTTGAATGTAGTTCTGTGTTCGTTGTCTATTAATTTCACTTACAAATACACTATACCCACTGGTAGCAACAGTGTTCTCACCATGTATTGGTACGTTGTTAAGTTGGATAAACGATTCATTATCGCCATATGTCCATTGTCCGGCTGCATTAATTTTCATATTGTATGGGTCATACATCAATGCAGAATAAGTTGCTGGTTTGGTCAATGCTGTTAGGCGTTGAACAACGAATGGCCAATAACTACTACGTCTCCAAGCAGTTTCTGCTGGTCCACGATCACCAATAGCCCAATCATATCCAATTGTTAGAGGATTGTATGTGCCAATAAGTCCAATTGTCACCGGATCTAGCAAGTCACCGTTATCGTCAACTGGCAAAATTTTACTTAATCCTGGACGAGCATAGAATGTATTAACACCTGCTGTAGGACCTTGCGATATTCTACCAGCTTCAATGTCGCCCCACATTACATTGTTACCAGATGTATAAGGAGCAGGACCATATTCACTTACCCACCAATCAGGTTGAGAAATAAACCCTAACATTTCCCATGGGTTAGTATTAGGTCTATCTGTGTCATAGAAGTAATCAAACACAGCTCTCCAACTTCCGTTTACAGGAATTCCCAATTTTTGGTTAAACGATTGATCATAGTTCCAAGTAAATGGATTTGCCGAATCATATGTGTTGTTTGATGCATAATCAATTCCATATTCGCCAGCCCAACGGATAAAATCAGATTCAATTATGCTGTTTACTTCAGATATACTGTAATCACTATTTCTAAAAGCACCTGGCTTGACAGAATTAACGTCAAATAAATTATTACGGTATGCTACTTTAATATTATTGTAGATACGTTTTTCATATTCTAATATAATTGCATCACGATAATCATTAAATGCAACCATTAAGCTGCCATCATGGCCTTGTATAACATTAACTGGACCAGATGAATAAGTGTTATCCATAAACATTTGTGGAACAAATGCTGGATATAATCCTAACTTAGTTGGAGTTGGTGGAATAAAACTACCACGAGTATCATAATAATCATCGACGGTAATTAAATCACCTTGATTTAAATGATGAGAAATTACAACAGTTCCATCAATTGAATCAAATGTATAATCAACATTGTATGTCAATAACTTGTTGTTTAGATATACATAGATAGTTCTAAAAGATGGAACATTAATATCAAACGGTTTTAATAATGGGTAAGTAGGGCTCAATGCACTAGTTACGGTATAATTAATTGTTTGTTTTTCGTCAGCATAAGCCATCATATCTGATAGATAGTATGGGCTTTGTGCTGTTTTATTAACATTAAGATTTCTTACAATGGTATCAAGTGCCAATTTAGGATTGTTATAATACTTCTTGTTAGGAAAGTTGATACCAGATGATAGAGAATTTATTAATGTTAATTTAAAATAATTGTAAGCTTCAGCAGATTTTATAATAGAATCTATTGCACTATTATTCTTTTTGCCAATAAACATCATGGCAAATGCAATAGGATTTATTCCATTTGCTACAAGGCGTTGATTGGTATTCGCATGTTCAGTAAGATCCGATAATGTAAAATAATTAAGGTTACCATTTAACGGGTTGTTTGTTAGACTTAATGGCAATTCATAATAACCATTGCTATCAGTGACGATTGGTGGAGCTATCAAATCACTCCATACGTTTACTAAATCTCCATTAATTTTAAAATATGTACTAATTGTAGGAACTTGTACAGTAGACAAATCTGGATTAGATATAACAATTGATGATTCAGAAAAGTAATTTTCAAAAAGGAAACTGCCAACAGTATTCAAATTTCTGTAATTTAATTTCAATCCCAATACAGGATCAACTGTATTATTATTGTTGATACTATAACCAAAAATCTTATTTCCATGGAAATTTGTTTGGTGCATTGATACATCAGAATAGCTTATACCATTACTATCAAACAAATCAAATAGTGGACTTTGATTTAGGTATGTATGTTGTTGAGCATACACCCAGTCAGTGCCATTGAACCACCAAGTAGAACCGCCATTTGTTGTTCCTTGTGTAACCAACACTGAAGAATTTACTGCGGGATCAGTGTCGTCATCAGGCAGTAATGCTACTTTTGAAATTTTGTTTGTAGTAACAATTTCAACTTTATAAATTTTACTTCGGACATTTACATCAAAGTCAGCTGTAAAAATAACACGCATTCCATGTTCAAGGTTTACACCATCAATCTGAGTAGTTGCAGTATTAAGAACACCAGTGCTAGTACTTGAACCTGAAATAGTTAAAAATGCTTCTTTAGTTGTTGTATCAACTAAATCTACTGGTTTAATTGCTGTAGATCCAAAATTGTATAATTGTATATTAGCATTAAATTCTACAATAGGACGAGTAGCACGCTGTGACGCAGGCAACTCTACAGATTCACCATTAATTAATGAACTAGATGCAATTACATCAGCACTAACCCAACGATTGTATCTAGACCAAGAATTCCTATCAGTACTGGCTCGATTTATTGTTACATACTCTGGAACGATAGGCATGTTTCTATCGTTATCAAACGCATAGGTATCAAAATTGTCAGTGTCATATAAATCTAATCCTGGAGAAGCAATCGATTCAGGAGTTATTAATTCGTCATACGGTATTAATTGGATTGATGTTCCTACACCTTCAACAAAGAACTCACGGTATTGATACATAGGGTCAACACCTTGACCACTAAATGCTACTAACATACCATTTGCTAGAGATAAAGATTGTGATCCCACTGTTAAAGTTGCAGTGGTTTGACCAACTACAACATTAGCCACATCAAGTTTATCTTGATCAAACTCAATAAGTTTTGGCCCAGTAGGTAACCAATAATAATCTTGATAGTTTACTAACTTGTCCCAATTTACTTGTGGGTAATAAGAGTAAGATTCACTTCTAAATAATCTATCAAAATTATCAGTGATACCGCCTGCTGTAGAAATTTCATTTACTAAATCATCAATTGCAGTAACACCCTGTATTACTGAATTAATATCACGAGTAACTAACGCAGGAGTTAATTGGTATGCTTGTCGTAAACCGCTATCCTCTTGAATATAGTTGTCACCAACTTTATAAGTAGGAGTTGAAGTTGATCCAATAAAAGCATTTAATCGTTCTAACTCAGTAGGTTGAATTAGTTGATCAATTGTGCTTGATAAAAATTTAGCGTTTTTACTTGTTTGAAAATAAACTGGTAATAAACTAACTGACTGAATAGTTGACGTTGTCATTCTTACATTCCATTCAATTGTGCGGCAGTTGCGGCACTAATAATTTGTATATTATCAGCAGTTGCTCCGCTGATAAAGATTTCATTCGACTGACATGCAACTTCGTATAATCCGCCAAAACCGCTTGATGCTGGCACAATTAAAAAGTTTGTAATGTTTGGTGTTAATAAGTTCATTATGTATGTGGCTAGTTCGCTAAAATAAAAACTTTGTCCAAAGTCCCAATTTTCTAAACTGAAAAAACTATTAATGCCGTCAAGTATTTGTGACTTAATTGCATTATCACTCAATGTGGTAGTACTGCTACGGACTGCTTTAAAGGTCGCTCTTAAATTTATATTTGCAGTATTTCCAAATAGTACTTTATAACTTGCTGGTTGATATATAATTTGATCACTAATAGTTTTAATTGGTTCAAGAACTGATGCGTAACTATTTTCTAAAGCAACCGTAGTAACTGGCAATGGCTGTGTTCCGTTTCCAGTAGAAAGCCAATTTCTAAAAGCCGCATCATAATCTGCTGTTAACATATAAATGTCAATAATATTACTCTTAGCTGGATCAATTCTTACCTGTGTACTAGGATTGTGTTGGTATTGGAATTTTAATCCATTACGTCCTGGATATGTAACTCCATCAATATTTACTGTAGGTGTCCCTGGGCCTATTATAGTATTGAATGTATCAGGATTTACAATATAACTAAATTGCTGGCTTGACTGATGTTGATAGTAACTTACTGTTACTTTAGATGGATTAACATATCCATCTGTTTCAACTATCGGTCCATTAATTTGCCATTGATAATCTACTGGCAACGCAAACCCTGTAGTTAAATCAGGATTGACTGACAACACTGAAATTTTATCCTTAATTACTGTATTGTTTGTATAATCAAAATTTACAGTAGATGCGTCAATGTAAAATCCAGTCTGTGAAGCACTTTGAAAAATGTATTCAGTGTTTTTAACAGTTACTTGGTAATTGTTTGATCCTGGTTGCCAAGAGAATTTAATCAACCAGCTGGCATCTTTTCCTGTACTGGTAGTATCTCCCGCATAGTCAAACATCATTGAAGGATCAACAAAGGATTGATTTAAATTGTTTCCTTGAATAATAGTCCATGTCCTATATGTTGGATCAATTGTCAATCCAAAAGATTGATTAGACAAACACAAATTAACAATATTTGTTTCAAAAGTAAATCCTAAAGAATTAATATATGCAGGAACAATTTCTACAGGTATTGATAAATTTGGAATCACACTTGAGAATATTATAGGTCCAGTACCATCACTTAAATTTCCAAGTCCGTTGTTAGATCCTGTACCAATAACTTGTTGTACCGTGGTCCATATGTACTGTGTAGCATTGTATGTTTTAGTATTAGTAATTGTTCCATCAGGTAAGAAGTATTGTGTGTTACCGTTGATATCATTAGGTGCGGCAAATTTAATCATTGCACCTGGTTCAATGTAATATGTTGGATATGAAATTGCAGAATACACTGGTCCAACTGCATATGGCACTGTAACTGCACCGCCAATGGTAGAACCTAAAAAGTATCCACGGCTTTGGCCTGATACCACATTAGACAATTGCCATGAAAGTTGTAAAGAACTATTTGCTAAAACAGGTAGTTGACTTCTATAAGTGTCTAAGTAGAAAGAATATAATCCTGTACTGTTAACTTGTGGATTTAAATTATTTTTTAATGCAATCCAAATGTCATTTTGACTGGCAAAACTAAAAGCAAAATTTGTACTGGTAGTGTTTTTTGCTAACACCCCGTCATCACAAAAAATATTTGTGCTGGAATATTTTCCACTTACATCACTAAGCTCAAAATACTTGCTAATGCCGCTACTGATTCTATTCACACTTTTTACTTTTACAACATTAGTTGTATAGGTCAATGGTGCAATATTATAATCTTCACCAGTAACCATACGATTCTGTGTATAGTATTGTTGTGGAGCATTTTGTCGAATACTTGCATTTGATTCAGCACCAACACTATTACTCACGGTATATTCAAGACTTAGCACTAACGTTAAAATTTGATTTAGGCCAGATTTGTCAACATATGGAATTTCAACAACAATACCAGACATTTGTTCTGGTTTTAATGTGTAGACTGATCCATTGCTTTGACGATAAAACAGTTGGAAGTTACCATTAGGTAAATTACCAAAACTTCCGTCAGCAAAGTTTAAATCAATTTGATCTTGATCACGAGTTGTTACACTGTAAATGTTTCTATTTGATTGCAACAAACTATTATAGATAACACTATTTCCGCTAATTGCCGGAACTTGTGACCACAAGTTAGAATAATTGCCTGCAGGATCTAACTGCCATAACCAAGTATCGGTGTTGTTAATGTTACTAACATTAATACCTACAATTTCATTTGGAACTGCATTGTTCAATGTAAAACTACTAACTGACATTTTACCTTGTTTAAAGAACGCAAAGAATCCAGTGTTATTGCTTCCAGAACCTTGATTATCATTTTGATAGATAAGGCTAATTGGATTTCCTGGCTTAGGTGCATCCTCATAAATGTAATCTTGACCTTCAAATGTTCCTGGAACAATTTCAAAGTTCATAGAAGAACCATTTACGTTCTGTGTAAATGTATAGATAGGTACATCTAAATTAGAACTGTTAAGCAAATATTGTTCACTTAATATCCCGCCAACAACTCCACTAGAGTTAGGATTACCAAAAGCCATGGAACCTGGCATAGCATTATTCATGATTGTCATAAATTGGCTATACCAATTGTTATTAGTCGAGTCATTCCAAACAATTGTGTTATTGGCCAAATTAACACCTGTATTATCCAATACATTACCAGTAGTGGCAATCGCAGATATTTTTAGTAATCCACTTGCAGGAACATTACGTTTAGGAATATAACTTACTAACTGGGCAAGTCTTAAGATACTATCACGGCGTTGAGCTGTTTCTAAAAAGTTTTCTCGTGCATTTAAATCAATACGGAAACTTAAATTCTGTCCTAGATAAGCAATTAAGTCAACAAGGGCAATATACTCACTGCTTTCAATGAAATCATTAAAATCTTCAGGATAATTTTCTTGAAGATATGTGATTAAAATACGGCGTAACGTATCAAAGTCGTAACTTTGAAACTCTGCGTTAGGCTTAGATTGGTATATTTTTGTCCAATCTTCTGTAACTAATAGCTGTGAGGGTGTTGTTGGAATTGTCATAATCTTTTATCTATACCGTATTTATTGTGGCAATTAACCACGCAGATTATTGCACTGACAAACCAACTTCTTTGTTAAAATTTAATATTAGGTTTGATGATTGGTCAGTGCCAACTAGGAGTAATGTTATTTCAACAAGATATCCTCCTGGCTTTTCGTTAATGTTAATCTGAGTAGGGCTAACTCTAGGATCACTAGAACAAATGGTTTGTAGGTCATTAACTAGTAAATCATAAATTGCAGGAGTCATTGGCTCCATAATAATGTCCCAAATTATTGTGCCAAATTTAGGATTCATGACTCGTTCGCCCTTACGAGTATTGAATTGATTAATAAAATCCTGTTTAATTAAATCAAGATCGTATAATTTAGAATTAGTATTGCCAATATCAACACTACTAAACCCAATATAGAACTGTCCAGTCTTAGGAGGCTGTTTATAAACTGATGAAGGGCTAGTGATTTCAAGTGATTTGTATGGCATAATAAGTTATTTATTAGAGCCCAAGACCGCTATATGGGTCAGTCGTACTGGTTGCATCAGGTGCAGTTCTTACTGGTTTACCTGAACTGTCAGTTACAATAGTGCCAGATCCAGATTTAACAGGAGTACCTGATCCAGGAGTTGCTGATGCAGGTACAGTAAAGTAGTCAGGTTGTCCTTTAACAATACCAACTCCTGCGGCTTTTAGAATTTTTACCACGTTTGTTTTTTGTAATTCTGCTTGAGCACCAACCATGCCTGGGGTAATATAACCTTTCTTAGGTGCTCTATCAAATCCACTGTTACTTGTATACCACGATTGTGTTGGAGAACCTGGAGTACCATCAGCAATTACTTGATCTAACGGAGCAAATCTAAATTTAGGCAAGAAGATAGTCATGTAAATGTTGGCAATATTTGGGTTAGGACATTTAGAACTTGGCCATCCAAACTGTTGGAAGAACTTCTTAACATATTGCATCTGTTCAGGTCTAGTCATAGCCGCCAATTGTGCAGTTGTAGTACCTAGTCCCTTTGCTGTGGATTCTAAGAATTGGATCATACCTGTAGCAGATCCAAGTGGGTTGACATAGCCTGGCGTATAAGTTTTACCACCAACAATAATAGCCGGATCATAAGTTCCAGCAGATTCATTATACATCGCACCTAACAAGTCTAATGGATCAAAATTAAATCCTTCACAAATTGTTTTAACTGCTGTTAGAAATGGTTGATCAGTACTCCATGGGAATTTTTGTCCGCGAACTGTACCTTTATCGATACCTGGTCCAGATTGTGCTGGGTAAGGAGTATTAGCAGATGGTCCAGCTGGAATAATTGCTCCATTTTCTGCTCTAACGCTTGGTCCAACTGTTGAATCTGTATTGGCTAATGTAAACTGCGTTGGGTTAATGTTTTCATGCTGATCCCATGGCTCGTGTTGTGGGATACGTTGCATAATTGACGGAATAATTGATCCGTTATAAAAATTGCCATATGACCAACCAGTTGTCTTATCTTTGGTTGGTACACCAAACAAGTTTAATCCTTGTGGATGTAGAGTATTTGGTGGTGTTGCTGAGTTTGCTACAGTTGCTGGCACACTATTCATATTGATCATGCCACCTTGTAGTGTTACTGATCCACCACTTAGAGACACATCTGATCCCGCAGTAACCGCAACTAGCCCACTAGATTTTAAATTCAACTGTTCGTTGGCTGTAAAGTTTCCTGCTTCTCCAGCTGTAAAGTTTATAGGACCTAATGCAGTGGTTAACAAAGACGCACTGATAGTAGTATTTTGATTTCCACCAACAGTTAAATTATAATCACCAGAAGACGCAATCAAATGCTGTGTAGCAATTACGTTTAAGCTACCTTGTATGGATTGTGAAAAATCCCCTGTGGCTGCTACATTAAAGTTTCTGCCAGCTTCTAAGTTAAAATCTCGATCAGCTCTTAAGTTAAAGTCACCCTTAGTGTGTACTGATACAGAATCTTCCGCATATACGTCTATTTTGCCTTGACTAGTTAATTCAATCCAAGCAGATCCAGAACTGTTTCCAATGTAAATCAAATCTGCAGAATTGTGTAACAGAATCTGATGTCCAGTTCGTGTTCTAATTCTTACCAATTCATTTTGATTATTTTCGTCACCGTCATCCATAACAAAAGTACTACCGCCTAGACGGCTGACTGGTGCAATACTAGATTCTGTAGCACCTATTCTTGCTTTTTTACCATTGGGATCTAACGGTCCTGGAGTTGACCAGCCATATACTTGACTTGGTACTTCACGTCTTGCACTACTTGATGATGTTCCTCGAATAGTATCTAACAATAACCCCTGTGTTAACAGTCTATCTGCAAACGGATGAACTGGTTTAGGCTTATCGTTGATCCTAGGATCCTTCATAGGCTCAGTTTTAGTATTGAATTCAGCTACTGGCAAATAATCTGTTGCATATTTTGTTTGCTGAGCCGAAGTCATATTTGTAGAACTGGTTGCGGCAATACCTGGAACCATATGATTACGGTACATCTGCTGTATGCAACCAATCCAAAAACATTGATTAGGATCGCTATTGGCAAATATGATTAGGACTTTATTTCCTATGTCAGGTGGTATTGCCCAAAAGCCGTAACTTTTTTGTACATCATTAAAGTCTGCACTATTTGTTCCTTCATAAAGTGCATTAGTTGCACCATAAAAAGGACTTAGATATTGAGCAACATATGTTTCAACTGAATTCGATGGTGAGTTTGCCACACCATCTACTACTGTTACTTCTAATCTGCCCATTCGAAGTGGGTCCAAGTGGTTAACTACCGTTGCAATAAACGGTCCACTACCTGGAGGAATCGAACGGGCTCTTGTCTCAAATGTCATAGGTTATGCCTGACTTGTATTATCTTGATTATTTAACGCCGCAACTAAGGGGCTTACACTATTGTTGTTACTAACGCTTCCGTAAAGATTATTCACAGAAGAACTTAATTTTGTTGAATTAATTCCTAAAACACTTCCAATTGCCAGTTGAGTTCCGTCTGATGACGCATTAACATTGGCAGTTTTATTAAACAGTCCAATGCTTGAACCTAATTTACCAGATTGCACGGTGTTGTCAACTTGCGGTTGCAACGAATATAAATTGGCCAACGGATCTTCAAATGTTGCATTGGCAGTTGCTGGTGTAACTGGATTGCCGCCAATGAAGCCTGGATCTCTTAATACCTTAAATGGTACAGGTATTGCTGGTATGTTAGTTAATGTTGGAAGTTTGTTTATTAAAATACCTTGTGCGGCTGCTGATGCCAAATTAACATTAGCTGGCAGGCTTGACGGAGTGTTTAATAATTTGTTAAGCAAATTGCTTGACAACGCACCTGTAAGTCCAGTAATACCGCTGGCATTGATTCCAAATGCCTTATTAATACTATTGGTAGCTCCGTATATTGCATAATTAACACTTGATTCAACTCCATTAATAGCACCAGTGACATTGTTTGATGCATTTAATAAAGGTGAAGTCAATTGTTTAGAAATATTACTGTTAACATTTGTGGCCACATTTGCAATATTGTTTACCGCAGATGGGCCAACTGGTGACGTACTTCCAAATATGTTGGCAACCGCATTAACTGTTGCGGCAGTTCCTAATAATGCATTTTGTGCATTAAAAATTCCTTGAGTTGATGCTCTAATTCCAGTAGCAAGTTGATTTGTCCCATTAGGCACAATACTGTAAACTGAGGACGGCAAGCCACCCGATGGGTTTGTAGCGCCAAATACTGGATTACTACTGCCGCCCAAGCCACCTGGAGTAGAACCGTTTGCAGTATACCCAAGTGCGGTTACATTTAACGCTGTTTGATTTGATGCCTGTGTGCCATCATTAGTAACAGGATTACCTGAACCTGGAGGAGCAGTATCTTGTGATATTTGATCTTGTGGGTTTGGTGCTGATCCGAACTGATTAGTTAAGTCATCAGGAACTTGTTGTGAATTTTGTGGCTGTCCAGGAATTCTATTAACAGTCAATGTTTGTTTGAATAGTCCGTTTTTAAACTCGCTCTTTACTTCAGTGACCATATAAATTCCACTGAACGGCAATACCAGCTGTTCAAATTGCATCATGCCTGTGGCTTTGTTAATATCAATAGGATTGTTAAAATTAATATTGATAAGAACTTGACCTGACCTCACAGATGCTTCTTGATTTCCAGATGTCTTACCTACATCACCTTTCTTACCTGCATAGTTTCCACTTCCATTGGCTGTAAGATAATAAGGATCACCTAAAATAGATAACTCGCCTGATATTAATGAACCTTTAGAATTTACAATTGCTTCATGCATTACCTTGACCATTTGTTGCCAAGGTGATCCGTTAGGAGCAGATGCATTAGGAGTGTTGCCTGGTTGATTACTGCTGGCATCAACAGTTTCTGTTCGTGGCGCTGTTGGAATAGTATTATTGCCACCTAACTGTGGTGTTTGATCTTTTTGTTTTGTATTACTTTCATTGGTATTGCTGGCTTTACCATCAGTAGTTTGAGTATTCTTAGGAGGGTTACCTAATCCTTTTGGCAATGCTTCGTAAAATAATGTGTTGAAGTTAATTTTAAAATCTACAACATCAACATTATTACCAGAATAGATATAGTTGTAATTTCTTAAAGTATATTTTTTTAATTTTTTATCATCAATATACTGTCTATTTTGTCCCGGGACCGCAGTATTATAAACCATTTTGTATGGAAGGACCATATAACGGTATGTTCTATAAGGACCATTAGTTACAGGATTATAAGTACCTGGGTTATCAATAACTTCTGGAACCACAACAAAGTAATTAATCATTTGATCCTTAACAACAGTATTGGGATCACCACCTTGATTAAATGCTTTTAAAACATCTGTAACATATGTGCTGTCACGAACTATCGCACTGATTACATCATGTATGGGCACACCACTATCAAACTGAGCTGTATGTTTTACAGGTGGAGTTGAATCTGATGAACTTTGTTGCGCGGCCTGTGTAGGACTAATTGGTTTATTACCGTAAGCAGATTTAGTGCTGTCAATGTTTGACATTTTGACAGTGACTTTAGATGTTTTATCTGGTTCAAATTTACCTTGCCCAACTACATTAACAGATCCCAATATCATTCTATTATTTTCATCAAGCTCTGGGCATACTATTTCGTATTTGTCATGTTCATTAGTACCAATGCCTTTTGATACATCTGATTCTATTGTTTGTTTGTTTAGTCCGTCTTGTAAATCTTTTAACAAATCAGCAACCGTGTTTCCCTCAATGGCTGTTTGTTTTCTTAAACTGCTAATTGACTTACCAAAATTTAAATCTGAACGGATTACTGCTTTACACTTATATCGCGTACCTTCTTGAGTAACAGTTGCTTCAACTTCTGTAATTTTAATAAAGAAATATCTTAGTGATCCCGGAATTGGTACTGGCTCTGGCAATCCTACGCCGTCTGGATATCCTGTAAAGTCCATAACCATTACATAACTGCATTGCAAATAATCTGGATATCCTGCGCCAAGAGCCGATGCTTGTAATGCTTCAATAAATCCATTTAAACTGTAAGGCTCAATTATTTCAAAAGACATTTCTGTTGGAAGAGATGCCGCCGAAGCTTCATTAAATTTAAATGTAGATACAATATTGACATCGTCAACAAACATATCAAATCTGCCTGGACTGATTTGATTGAATCCAGTTACTTGATCAGCAACATAAGCAAGTGCTTGTTTTCTATTTTGTTGAGCTTTCATAGCAGTATCGCTATTATCTGAAGAAGCTGTTTGATTAGAAGCGTTTGGAACTGCTGATGAAGACGACTGTGTTTGGTCTGAACTGGCTTGAGTAGTGTTAGTAGGTTTAGCAAAATCAGAAACTGTATTTGACAGTCCTGTAGATGCTTTACCTTTAGTTGTTGCAACTATTAAATCAAGATTATTAGGATTAAACAATTGTGGATCATTTAACTGTCCATGTCTCAATGCGGCTAAAGTAAAATTATATGCTACAGATCGATAGTTGTTTAATACATTAGCACCTGCAGATGCTGTATCTACTTCAGCTTGTGAAATATTAAGTTGGGCTCCGCTGGCATTCGCAGTTTTTCTTTCAGCGGTAGTGTTATCTACTTCTGCCATCTTATAATCCAAATGCAGTCTTTAACGCACTTAATTTTGGTAACTGAATTTGTGTTCCGGCGACCATGTCAAATACAGGATCTTGAATTACATCTGGATTTCTAACTGCAAACACCCACCATAGACCAACATCATTGTAAAGATCAAAGGCCAACAAGTCAGGACGTCTTTCATAAGTTTTAGTAATTGTAAAAAGTACATCATCTGTGGCTGCTGGAACTGTACGCCAATTTATTATATCTAAGTATCCATTAGCTTGACCAGTAGAAAAATATGGGCTGAGTGCGTTATATGATGCCATTATAGTAATCCATTAATTCTTTGAGTTTTATTTGCTAACCAGTCTGGTACTGTTGCATCTAACATTTCTTGACGACTGTACATTGGCTTGCATGTTACACTGATTGTTGACTTAGTAGGAACGGCTGCTTGACCATATTGTGGATCATTTAGATAAAAATAATCTACGTCACCTGGTAAATCAGTCTTGACACTTGTTACTGCTATAGGAACATTGTCTAACATAAATGTACCATAAGCATGCAACCTACATACTGGTGGCGGGTTTCCTTTTAAAGGATCACTTCCGCCAAATCGACCTTTTGTTAATGCCCTTAACAAATGCAAAGATGCCAAGTAAGTCACGGCATCTGCTTTATTTTGAACAGTAAAAATTCCCTGTATGCTAATATCACCCACCATACTGTTTTTATAAAAAAATATAGCATAGTTACTGTGTATTGGACTTTGTCCAGTGTAATCTGCTTTGTGCTCTATACTAATTTGTGGTGTATATGGAAAAATAATTCCATGTGAGTTTTTTAAATTATCTCCATAGCCACTAGTAAATGCCTGTAGATAACTTGACGGCACTTCAATTCTAACCCTCATGTCCTGACGAGAGCCATTGAAATTAATAACAGGGGGCAGGGGTTTAACTGGATCTGAATTAATAGTTATTCGAGTACTACCATCTGGAGTTATTGGCTGATTAAATTTAGAAGATAATTGATCAACAGTACTGCCGCCAACATTTTCTGTTGTGGCGGCACCCACAATAGGTGCGTTGGCAATACGGTCTGCACTCAACTGCTGAGCTTCATTGACTGTGTTTGTACTACTGACGTCACCGTTGGTGTTGGTTATAAGAGTACTGCCGTCATCAAAACTTTGAATCGAGCTGCCATCTTCAAATACTTGTGCCATAGATAATTTTCCTTGTTACATTATTTAACCATAAATAATATGCTATTATTTAAAGTATTGGTTGACTTTAGAAAATTCTGTGTTAAACTGATACTGCACTATTACATATAGGAAAACAATAATAAGATGACTATGACCACAATCGCCCCAACGGGGAGAAAGGTAAAATACCTAAACAACAGAGATTTATTAGCAGAAATACACCGTTCAAAATGTTCTTATTCAAGTTTTACAAAACCTGAATACCAACAATATGATATTATTTTAGCCGATCTCAAGAAAGTCAATATCAGAACTATCGCAGATGCAAAAAGAGCTCGCGCTAAGAGATTAGGACTAATAGCATTTTCACAAGCCAGGGCTAGCGGCGACAAAAAGATCAAGCTAGCCGAATGTACTCCAGACTACAAAACTATTGCTAAAACAGATATTGTCATTCGTATTATGACATTTGAGCATATTCCACTTGCTCCTGGACGTAAAAAGACTGTTAAAAGCACCGCAGATGGTCACGAAAAAGTAAATTTCCCGCCATTCCAACATTGGAAATTTGACGATAATCAACCAGATCAATTGATTTGCGTAGGTAAAAGCCACTGGAAGGGTTCAATTGATACTGGCAAATTTGACAAAGATAATGGCAGAATCACAGAAAATCTAGGTAAGATGTTTATTAAACTCAGCGACAGATATGCACAGCGTAGCAACTGGCGTGGGTATACCTATGTAGAAGAAATGAAGGGTCAAGCGATTCTTCAGTTAAGTCAAATTGGTTTACAGTTTGATGAATCTAAATCAGAAAATCCTTTTGCTTACTATACTGCCGCAGTTACTAACAGTTTTACTCGTATTCTAAACATTGAAAAGAAAAGTCAAAACATCCGTGATGACTTGTTAGAAGAAAATGGCCTAACACCAAGTATGACTCGACAAAATAGCCAAGAGTATGCTGAAGAAATTGCACGGCAAGCAGAGATTTATAAAAACATGCGTATGCCAAAGAGCGAAGATGTTGATGACGAGGAAGAAACTGAAAACGACAACATTATTCCTTGATCTTTACTTACAGTCACGCTATACTTTTAAAGGGAGAATTATATGAACCTATTTAAAAAGGTAGCGTGTTTTACAGATATACACTTTGGTTTAAAATCAAATAGTGGCACACATTTAAAAGATTGTGAAGAATTCGTAGATTGGTTTATTTCAACCGCCAAGGAGCAAGGGTGTGAAACTTGCATATTCCTTGGTGATTGGAGTCACAATCGAAATAGCCTTAACTTGTTTACCTTAGATAGTAGTTTACGCTGTCTAGAAAAGTTAGGGGCGGCATTTGAAAATTTTTACTGGTTTCCCGGCAACCACGATTTGTTTTACAAAGACAAGCGTGACATTCATTCATCGGCGTTCGGTCGCCATATACCTGGGGTCACTGTTGTAGATAGTATTATGACCCAGGGTGATGTTACCCTAGTCCCATGGCTTGTCGGGGAAGAGTGGAAAACTATTAGCCAAGTCAACAGCCGATACATGTTTGGACATTTTGAATTACCGTTGTTCTATATGAACGCTATGGTACAAATGCCCGACCATGGTGAACTACAGGCTAGTCACTTTAAAAATCAAGAATATGTGTTTAGTGGACACTTCCACAAACGTCAGAATCGAGATAAGATCCATTACATTGGCAATGCATTTCCTCATAACTTTGCTGATACAGGGGATGACGAACGTGGTATGATGATTTTAGAATGGGGTGGAGAACCTCAATATATTAATTGGGAGAATTGTCCCAAGTATAGAACAACTAGTTTGAGCACTCTAATTGACGAGGCTGATACTATTCTAAAATCAAAGATGCACATCAAGGTAAACTTAGACATTAATATTACTTTTGAAGAAGCAAACTTTATTAAAGAAAAGTTTTTAACTGATTATGATATCAGAGAAATTAGTCTTGTTCAAGATAAAACCAATTTAGACGGTACCGTAGATACAAATCCAGATAGCCTATTTGAAAGCGTAGATCAAATTGTCACTGAAGGATTAGTTAATTTAGAAAACGGCGCTTTTGATAAAAACACACTCTTACAGATTTATAACGAACTATAATGTCATTTCACATCAAGAATTTAACAGTAAAAAACTTTATGAGTGTGGGCAACCAGACTCAAGCTGTAGACTTTGAACAATCATCACTGACACTTGTACTAGGTGAAAACTTAGACTTGGGTGGAGATGATACAGGCTCTCGAAATGGTACAGGTAAAACTACAATTATCAATGCGTTAAGTTATGCATTGTATGGCCAAGCTCTTACAAACATTAAGAAAGAAAACTTAATTAATAAAACCAACGGAAAAAATATGTTGGTTACTGTAGAGTTTGAAAAAGATGGAAACAATTATCGCATTGAACGTGGACGCAAGCCCAATGTTTTAAGATTGTTTGTCAATAATGATCAGCTAAAAACTGACGAAACAGATGACGATGCACAAGGTGATAGTAGAGATACACAAAAATCTATTGAGCAGATGTTGGAAATGTCACACACAATGTTTAAGCACATTGTGGCATTGAACACATACACTGAGCCATTTTTAAGTATGCGGGCCGCTGATCAACGAGAAATTATTGAACAGTTGTTAGGTATTACATTGTTAAGCAGTAAAGCAGAAGCATTAAAATCTAATTTAAAAGATACTAAAGATGCGATTGTAATTGAAACTGCCAAGATTGAAGCAACTAAAGTTGCCAACGATAACATACAAAAAAGTATTGATAGTTTAATTAACCGTAGAAACGCTTGGGAAACTAAGAAAGAACAAGACATAAACGGATTAATTAAAAGCATAGAGACTTTATCTACTGTTGATATTGCCAATGAATTAGATTTACATGCCCAACTTAAGGTATGGGAAGAAAATAATTCTAAGATTGTGGGCTTACAAAAACAAAAGGCTACATTAGAAGCCGCATTGATGCAGGCTGAAAAAGCCAGTGACAAGTATCAGAAAGAATTAGAAAAGTTAAAAGATAAGACATGTCCTGCGTGTGAACAAGATCTTCATGATCATAAACATGAAGAAATGAACGCTGTAGCACAAAAGCATTTTAATGAATCTGTAGAATATGGTATCAAAATTGGTAATGATTTAATTCCTATCTTGGATGAATTAGAAGCTATAGGTAAACAACCCAAACGTCCTATTACTTTTTATGACACTGAATCAGAAGCATTGGGTCACAAAAATAATTTAGATGCATTAGAACGTAAATTAACTGAACGTGCTGATGAAAATAATCCCTATGATGAGCAAATTGACGAATTAAAAAATTCCGCATTGCAAGAAATTTCATGGGATACTGTAAACGAATTAACAAAATTCAAGGATCATCAAGAGTATCTATTAAAATTGCTAACCAACAAAGATAGTTTTATTCGTAAAAAGATCATTGATCAAAACTTGAGTTATTTAAATAAGCGTCTAGGTTACTATATTGACAAGTTGGGTTTACCACATCGTGTTATATTCCAAAATGACTTGGGTGTAGAAATTACTCAATTGGGTCAAGATTTAGACTTTGATAACTTGTCACGTGGTGAACGCAATAGGTTAATTTTGAGTTTAAGTTTTGCTTTCCGAGATGTTTGGGAAGGCTTATACCAAAGTATGAATTTATTGTTTATTGATGAACTTGTAGATTCTGGTATGGATAGTGCAGGCGTCGAAAGTTCACTTGCAGTACTTAAAAAGATGACTCGTGAACGAAACAAAAACATTTATTTGATTAGTCATAAAGATGAACTGATGGGTCGAGTGAATAACATACTCAGAGTGGTAAAAGAAAATGGATACACTTCATACAGCAACAGTACAGACTTTGTTGAATGAGCCACTTGAAGAGTATAACAAGTTATACTCAGATTATTTGGCCTTGATCTTAAAGATACATAACTACAACACGAAGTTTCTTAGTTTCGATGCTCTAAGAGTTAGAGACGGGTATAAGTTGAGAAAACTTTTCAAAGAAATGAGAAAACTTCAGACTGAGTTATGGCGTACTTGCAAAGATGCAGATTACAAACACTGGGAATTAAATCCCCCAGTGCGCGGACGACCATTACAGGAAACTACTAAATGGCCAAGGCGTAAGAAAAAGAATGTGGCTCCACCAGGATCAGATCGTAAATGAACTACCAGAAGACTGTGTAGGGTTTGTGTACCTGATAACCAATCTAACAAATAATAGAAAATACGTAGGCAAGAAATTAGCAAAATTTAGTAAAACAACTTATAAAACAGTAAAATTAAAAAACGGCACAAAGAAAAAGAAGAAGATCAGAAGCAAAATAGATAGCGACTGGCAAGAATATTATGGATCAAGCAACGAACTCAGTGCAGATGTTGCGAACTTAGGCAAAGAAAATTTCAAAAGAGAGATATTATACTACTGTCGTAGTAAAGCAGAATGTAGTTACATTGAGGCCCGCGAACAATTCGACCGCAAAGTATTGGAATCTACAGACTACTATAATGGACAAATCTCGGTCCGTGTACATGGCTCACACATTTTAAAGAAATAATTCAGGAATGGCTCGCATCGGCCTAGCTCGGGTGCCTAGTGACAACTCTATAAAATGAGGGACGGAAGTCTTGCCGCTGAAGCAAGCACTCATCTACTACCCGAAAGGATGAAGATCGTAAAACGCTTACGGTTTAGATGTTTGAAGATAATGAATAAGCAAAATGAGGGTTAATAACCCACGTTATTATGCAAGATAGTATTTGTATAATAACCGCCGCTGGATGAAGACTGAGCTCGTGGTACAGGCCAACCGCCACTGTAATGCTCTAATACTATGTGACTGAGTCGACTCAGATGATGTTCTTTCGCCCGCAAGGGCGAAGTGTGACCAAACAATCTAGATGATATTAAAACTTCTACGAAGTAAAAAATGCTTCAAGCGATAGCGTAGAAGCAATTGAGCTAAAGCTCAATTCTATATATAAATAAATCATCAAAGGAATTAGATATGAAATTCGACGAGTTATTAGAAGCACCTATGGGGTTTGGGAGTACTTTAAAAACTGCTGCCAAAGCAATTAACCCTTTTAGTCTAAGTGGAAGAAAGCAAGCACAGGGGCAACTTAGTACTGGTAAAACTGCTAATCAAATATATGGCGAATTCTATAAATGGCTAGGTACGTCAGGTGCACCAGCCGACACTGATTCCGTTGTTGCTTTCCTTCAACAAAACGGGTATAGTCAACAAGCAATACAAGCCGCTCAATCTAAATTCCCCCAAGCACCTGCCGCTGATCAAACACAAACTCAACAACCCCCTGCAGATAATAAAGTTGAACCAACTTTAGATAATCCAACTCAACCACAAAAACTGACTCCGGATCAAATTGCGGCGCAAAAATCTCAAAGAAAACAAAATATATCTAATTTAAAAAAGAATCCTAATCAAAACGGGTTTAGCAACTGGGCCAAATCTGGTGGTGTTAATCCTGGAGTAGATCCTAATGCGCCATCTGTACAGAAGAATTGGAGAGAATCTCGCATAATGGAAGGTGTTGCATTAAACAAAGATCAACTTAGTGCAATTTTTACAAGTGTAGCACAAGCTGGAAGTGCCCCAACTACTGGTCAAAGCAGTGCAGGTAATGCTACTGTACAGCCAAGTTATAATCAAAGCACAGCTGGATCAAGAAATCAAAAGGCTCCTCCAGTGCAACGACCACAATTGACTGTTGATTCTGTAGTTGAATTTTACAAGACACTAGATACTAACGGTAAACAACAATTAAAAGATGCGATTGCTACTGTTGACCAAGGTGCTGTTGATCAAAATCAACCTAAACTTTCACCTGACGAGTATATTAGTAGGATTGGAGCAGAACCAACTCCAGAAAGTTACAGCCGTTTCTTAGGACGTAGTCTTTAAAAGAAAGGTAGTTGACTTTCTTTAGTTGTTTGTAAGTTCTTTTCAATTATCGAATATATGATTTGACGCTCTTCTGGCGTTAGCATATGGCTTTCGTTGTATCCAACTCCACCTCGCATAAACCAACATATTCTTAAAAGATCTTCTTTTAGGGCTTTTGTATTGTTGTCGTATTCTTGAATAACACGATCGATGTCGGCAGTCTCAACAATAGACAAAAGCCTTATACGAAAAAATTTGAAGCATCAAACACCAACGGAATTTCAATAGTATCGCCGTTGATTCCTTTTTCACGCATTTCATCTGTGACGGTCACTACAACAGGTTTAACTGTGTTTTGCTCTTTTAATGATTCTAAATGCGTTTGGATTTTATTAAAAATGTCTTTATCAGCATTGGCAACAAAGTCTTTAATAAATTGTGGATTGTCGGTACTGCCTTGACTGGTGTCAATTTTAAAAATGCTGTCAGCAATTACGCCAATAGTAGCATCTGTTAACTTTCTAAAACTATCTTTGAACATAGTTACTTTTGTATCTTCGTCCAACTTGTCATTGTTAGTCAATTGAATAATTTTTTGAGTTTCAAATGTTTGTAGAGCCGCGTTAGTTGCTTGTCTATAAGTTAGAGGTTTGACATACACGGTCATGTCGTCGCTAATTGGAATAATAGGATTCCAACTAATTGAACGCATCAAATTGTCAATGACAGTTCGCAAGTCTACTTTATATTCATATTCAATGTCTTCGCTGATATTGATAGGACTGGACATCATTTCACCATAACTGGCAATTCTTAATGCAATTAAAATAACATCCATATCAATGTTTGGAGTCATCCAAGCATTTTTAATATTAGGTATACAATTTTGAATAACATCAACTACCGCTTGCCCATTCATAAGAGCATCTGGAACATTTAACATTAGTTCATCTTTAGCAGTCATCGAGTAAACTGGCAGTTTACCGTCTTCGGGTAATTGAATGCTGCCAGGTGCCCAGTACTGTCCTTTGCTGGGCAAGCTGATATACACCTTGGGTTGACGCATAAACATGGACAAAGGGTTTACTGGTGCATTGTTCGCTTGTGGCGGGAACATTACGTTATTTTGCATTTTTTTCTCCGAATAAATAACTTAAAGATATAAGGTAGTCTTATCCTTTAGAGTATTTATATACGCAGAAAACCCCAGGAAAAACAATGGCTGAAGTCACAGGAACACTAACAGGCGCAGATGGCGTTCAAGATGTCATTTTAAATAATGCGGCTACCGAAGCGACTTTAAGGTTACTGCTCCAAGCTACCTTAGCCACTACTAAAGAACAGCGCGATGCCATTAAAGAAATGGCTGACAAGGTGGGTCTAAGCAATGAAACTATTGATGAGACCAACAGAAAAACTGCTCAACTTGGCAACAACGCCAATCAACTTTCAGACAAGTTTACAAATTTATCAATAGTTGCTAGTCAAGTAAGTAATGCATTTTCATCTTTATATGGAGCCACTGCTAAATTAACATCTGGTACTGGTAGCCTAGCTGATGTATTAGGCAGTTTTGCTAAATTGCCATTAGGTATTGGGGCAGTTGCGGGTGGATTGCAACAGTTGGCTACTTACCAAGAAACTATGCTTAAATCGTACAGATCGGTAGCTGATGCTGGAGCAAGTTTTGGAGGAAGTTTAACTGAATTACGATTGGCTGCAAGTAATTCATATTTGACACTAGCAGAGTTTACCAATGTCATAAAAACTAACAGTACTACCTTAGCCAAAATGGGCGGCACTGTTACTGAAGGTGCTCGTGCATTTGCTGTATTGCAAAATTCAATTATGAGCGGCAAAATCGGCGACCAACTATTATCCTTAGGATATAGTTCTGAAGAAGTTGGTAATGGCATGTTAGGATTCATTACTGCTACAGGTGGTAGATCAAAAACTGAATTGGCCAACACCGCGGCTCTAACTGAAGCTACTGGTCAGTACTTAACTGAATTAGATAAACTATCAGAGTTTAGTGGTATTAGTAGAAAACAACAAGAAGAAGAAATGAAAAAAGCTGCCAGTCAGGCAGCATACCAGCGGGCATTATCAAAACTTTCAGAAGACCAACGAGCCAGAGCCGCTGTGGGGTTACAAGCGGCTATTAATTCAGGTATTCCTGGTGCGGTCGAAGCGTTCCAATCTAAGATTGCTGGCTTACCGCCCATGACTGATGATGCTAGAAAATTTACAGGTATGTTCGGCGAAGCAGCCGATGGTGTAAATCAAATGGCCGATGCGGCACTTGATACTAAAGGTACAATGGATCAAGTTGAGCAGGGATTTGGTAACTTTAATCAAGGTATAGTTGAACAAGTTGATGCACTTGGCACTGCTGGCGATGCAATGACATTCAGTAATAAACTAATGAATGCCGCAAGTTTGAATGCAACTAATTTGATTAAAAAAGGTGCAGATACTGCGGCTGGCACAATTAATTTATTTCACGAGATTACCAAAGATCAAGCTGAGCGCAATAGTTCGCAAGCTAAACAAGCCGCAGAAAGCGAACAGGCAATTAAACAAATGGGGCAAAGTATATTGAATAATTTATTGCCTATCATTGCAGATTTACTAACACCTTTAAATTATTTGGTACAGGGTTTTGGGTATTTGGTAAGTTCGTTAGGTAAAAGCAGAATATTATTTGATGGCTTGGCGATTGCATTAGGTGCAGTTGTCACTGGGCTTATTGCATACAAGGCCTACATTGGAGTACAAAATTTAACTAATGCGTTCACTGCGGCGCGTGGTGGAAGAGGTGGAATTGGTGGAGTTGCTCGAGGATTAGCCGGAGTTTTAACCAAGCGTGACGGCCAATCTCCAGGAACTGCGTTATATGTAGAAGTTGTTGGTGGAGGTGGTGGCGCAGGTGGAGTAATAGAAGATTTATTAGGTGGCGGTGGAGAAGGGAAATCATCAACCCGAACAGCTAGAGAAGCAAAAGCAAATCAATTAAGATCGAGAAAATTAGGTCTAGGTAAAAACTTCTTAAAATATGCATCTAAATTAAAAGGTGTTGCTGGTGTTGGCACTGTGCTAGGCGGATTAGAAGCTGGTGGCGAAGTATTAGATATTGAAAAACAAGTTGAAGCAGGCACTATTACCAAACAGGAAGCTAGAAAACAAGAAGGCGGTATTGCTGGCGGGTTAGCAGGTGGCGCCGCAGGCGGTTGGGGCGGAGCAGCCGCTGGTGCGGCAATTGGAACAATGATATTCCCAGGCGTAGGAACTGCTATCGGTGGCTTAATTGGTGGTATTGGTGGCGGATTCTTAGGTGACAAGATTGGAAAAATTGCTGGTGAGTTCGTTGGTGATAAACTTAGTTCAGAAAATAAGAGCACAGATCCTGCACAACCATCATCAAGTGGCAATAGCATGGATCCAGAACACAAAGCACTAATGAACAAACAATTAGAAATATTAGAACAACAACGTCTGTTGCAAGAAAAACAATTGCAACATTTAGATGATATCAACGATAACACCGAAGGGAAAAAGAGTTGGTTGTGGGGACACTAAGAGTAAATAACTAACTTGGAGAAATAGATTGTCTTGGAAAAAATACTTTACGCCTGTTAATATATCAGGAAAAAACAGTCCTATTAGCGGTAGTACTAGTTTGAACTTGGGCAATAATCCTAGCCGTTCAAATTATAGTAGCTATTTGCCTGACGTTTATGCTGGCCATCCTAACCGTTTAGAGCGTTATGGGCAGTATGATACAATGGACAGCGACAGTGAAGTTAACGCGGCATTCGATATCTTAGCCGAATTCTGCTGTCAATTAAACGAAGAAAACGGCACTCCGTTCCAAATTAAATTTAAAGAACAAGCAACAACTACTGAAATTAAGATTATTAAAAAGTATCTACAACAGTGGTGTAAGTTAAACAAATTCCCTGTTCGTATGTTTAAAATCGTACGAAATGCATTTAAATTTGGTGATAGTTTCTTTGTACGTGACCCAGAAACACAGGCTTGGATGTATGTAGATCCTGCTAAAGTAGACAAAATTATTGTTAATGAAAGCGATGGCAAAAAGCCAGAGCAATATCACATTCGTGATTTTAACCCAAACTTTGAAGCCCTAAGTACAACGGCTATTCAACCTAGCAATCAAAACGGTGGCGGAAGTCAGTTTGGTGGAAGTTATGGAAGCGGTGGTGGAGCCGCAGGTGGCGCACGAGGCATGGTGGGATCATTCCCTACAACTGCCAATAGTAGCCGCTTTAGTGAAAATCAAAACCAATACGCTATTGATGCTAGACACGTTATTCACATTTCAATGAGTGAAGGACTGGACAATAACTTCCCATTTGGTAATAGTTTGATGGAAAGTATCTTTAAAGTCTTTAAACAAAAAGAACTTTTAGAAGATGCTATCCTTATCTATCGTATACAACGTGCTCCAGAACGGCGTGTATTCCACATTGACGTAGGTAATATGCCCAGTCACTTGGCCATGGCATTCGTTGAACGTGTTAAAAATGAAATTAACCAACGCCGTATTCCAAGTGCAGGTGGCGGTGGACAAAGTTTAATTGACGCAAGTTATAATCCGTTGAGTATCAACGAAGATTATTTCTTCCCAACGACCGCTGAAGGCCGTGGTAGTAAGGTTGAAATCTTACAAGGCGGACAAAACTTAGGAGAAATTGATGACCTTAAGTACTTTACTAACAAATTGTTTAGAGCTTTGCGGATTCCTAGCAGTTACTTACCTACTGGTTCGGATGATGGAGGAAGCAACTACAATGACGGACGAGTCGGGACAGCCTTTATACAAGAGTTACGGTTCAACAAATACTGCGAAAGACTCCAATCTTTAATTACAGACCCATTTGATATTGAGTTCAAAGCATATCTACATACACAAGGTATCAATATTGACAGCAATATTTTTGACCTAAAATTTAATCCTCCACAAAACTTTGCGTCATATCGCCAAGCAGAAATGGATACTGCCCGTGTTAATACATTTAACACTATGGTAGCTATTCCGTTTATCAGTAAACGCTTTGCTCTAGAACGATTCTTAGGACTAACAAGAGAAGAAATCGCACAAAATGCTACTCAGTGGAAAGAAGAAAATGTTGATGAAGACCAATTCCTAAGTGCAAGTAGTGAAATGCGTAGCGCAGGAATTACTGCCAACGGCATGGCAGGAGACATTGGCAGTTTAAGTGCCCCGACACCCGAAGAAGGAGCAATGGGCGGAGAAGGCGATGAAGCCGCAATGGCACCAACACCAGGTGGAGACACTGGTGAAGCCGCTACTCCTGCCGCATAAATACACTACTATGTTTTTAAGAGAATTCATTTATTTCGATCGTGATCACGCTGGTCCACAAGAGGATGACCGTTATGTCAGCCAAAATGACACTGACAATATCCTTAAAAGATCAGACTATCGCAAGACACGTTTGACATTAAAAATGATCAATGATATTAGAAAAGCCAGTGAGGCACATAACAAAGAGCACAAAGAAGAATTGGGTTTAGTTCGTAAAATGTATGCGGCTCCGCCCCCAGAAGCTGCCGCACAATAACACACACTATAACTAACACACACTGAAACTAAATATTTTTAACAAAAAATTGTCAATATAGAGTTAAACTCTAGCACTTTCTGGCCAAAACCGCTCGTTTTCAGCCTATTTCCAGCACGTAATATTACTGTAGTGTAAATATTGCTACAGCCTTGCCGCTACCCTAATAGGAGAAATTAATAACATGTCTACAAAATTTGAACAATTACTAGACTTACTTGTAAACGAAGACATGGAAGGTGCTAACGCTCTATTCCACGAAATCGTTGT